ATTCATATGAATCATCCTGCTCAAGATAGCTAAGAACCCTTCTATCTCTTATTAAAGATTTATTTAGTCTGAACTCTTCCTTTTTTAAATAGTCAGGCTCTTGAAAATCCGCACCCTTATATTTATATCCATATTCATCAAGGAATTTAGAAAATACATCGGAAACAAATGAAATGTATCTCTCGTCTTCAGAATCACCTTCGATCCTAAAAGAATCAACTCCAGATTCTAATATAAAATTCATAACATCAAGAACGGTAAGACCTAAAAAATCACTAGGTTTATTTTCAATCTTTAATTTGGTTTTATTTTTTGCCATTTCGGTAAATACCGGATCCACCATCTTTGAAACAACAGTCTCGCCTTCACCTTTCTCGTCGCCAAATTTAAAAACTATACCTTCTATTGCCTTATCAAGATCGTCGTTTAATGCGCTTTCCTTAGCCTCAGGATTTAGTACACCTATAATATACCTAACAAAACTTTTAGTCTTATATTCAGATACAAGATCTTCAAATGGTGTTCTTAAGAAATCTAATATTTTTTCTTTCTGCTCATCATCAAGATATCCCTGAAAAATAATCGGTGGTCTTTCAACCCCCAGTAGATCTGCCCAGGTATCTAATTTCTCCTTGTCGTTTATAAAATTATTGGGTTGTTTAGTATCCTTAGGACTAACATAAGATAATATAAGATTGTTCTTTGGCATTCTATCGTAAGCAATCTCGACCGGCTTATTATTAGCAAAATATTCCAATCCAAATTTCCAACCTCTTGGTATTTTACTTATTGTATGTGGACTTAAAGATTCTATATACTGGATAGGTTTCTCATAATATTTCATAAGAGTTCTATCAACCATCGTTATCGGATTTCTCTGATCTCTCTTATAGAATACAAATTTACCGTCATTAGAATCTCTTTCGAAAACAAAAGCAGATCCATCCATTTTTTCATTAACAGTTACATAAGTGCTGAAAAGATTATCTATAAACTCTTTTCCTTTCTTATGGTAAATATCATATAAGTGGCTAATTCCAGACATATTTAATTTTAATTTTATCTTTATATTTATATAATATTAAGCTCTTTTTATTTCGGAGGGCCTCTCTAAATTTGCTCTAGTAATATATTCGAGGAACTTTTCCTCTATTTCATCAACCTTATCATACAGTTCAAAATTAGGTGAACTTATAATCTGGTGTAATTTTTCAAATGTCTTAACATCATTAATAGTATATCCTGAACCTAGAGCAAAATCTATAAATTCTTGAGGATCTCTAGTAACAAATCTCTCACTTCCACTTATTTTGGCTGCATTTTTTAATCTAGGTTTCAATTTACCTCTATATGATTTAGTATGCCAATATAGTCCGTCGCTTAATATTAATACCGGTGAATCATAATCCATAACTTCACCTGCATCATTAACATCCAATACCATTCTACGTATTGCTAATATAGCAGCAAGTAGCCAGTTTCTGTGTGCAGATTTATATTTGCTTTCGGAAGTTTTATAATCAGGAGAGTAATAGATGAACTTTGCCCATTCTATATCAGCAACCGGAATTAAATCTAGCTGTACGATGCCATTATTTTGGTCACCGTTGATAGGCCAACCTATGCTAACTATATTTAGACCTTTCAGGTGATTTATTTCTGGCTCAAATCCTAGTTTGGTTATCATTTCATCAGATCCACTTAATAGTGAATAAATATACCCGGATACTTCCTTCATCGGAACATTAAATAAATTCGAATCTATACCAAGATCAAGATCACCAGAGGTATCATCTGGGTTTTTCTTTTTTCCTATGCTTCCAATAACGATGTATTCAGAAGAATTTGGATTCGGATCCACCCCAATAATAGGCAATAACACATCCTTTATCGAAGCTAATGTTCCCTCGAATTCGTCCTCCCTTATTCTCCTGGAAGTTTTGATAGCAGCGCCGCCTTCCAATAAAATTACAAAGTTGTTAAATGATACCGCTTTATTGTGCATTAGTTGTCTTTTTATAATACCTCTCCATTATACCATTCATATAATCAGTGTACATTTCTTCTTCCTTATTCTTAGGGTTTGCTGGATCAAAATCCTTACCAAAATATTTTTTACCCTTAATAACACCAGATTTATAGAACTTTTCAGCATCAGAGTCAGTAACTTTTTTATCGCCAATATGATCTCTTTCCCATTTATTAAGAATTTCTGTCTTTTTGGCTCTTAATTCGTCCTTAGTAAATTTATTTGAGTTCTTCTCCTCCTTGCTTGATCCCTTAGGTGTTAAAAAATCTGCAACAGCAGCTCCAGCTCCAGTGATCAATCTAAATGCATTAGGTATTAAATTAGTTGCTCTTCTTGCTGCTTGATATTTGTCATCGGAGTCATAATAACTAGAATAGTAATTGGAATCTTTCATATCATCAGCAACTCTCGTGTTCATATCTCTAAGCCATCTACTAAAAGTTGTCTTACCAGCACTTCCTTCATAGCTAGCTTCCGATATGCTATTATTGGTAAATTCAGAAAATGATTTCATTATCATAATTAAAATGTTTTCTGTATATATCCTAATGAAAACTAAAGTTTAACTTTGTATATTTTGTAATCAAAAGATTCCTTCTTGTATATCTCCATTCTTTCCAGACTGTGCTTCATTAAGTAATTCAAATAATTCTTCGTACTAAAGTCATCTACAAAATCTATAATGTTTACTTTGTCCTTCCCGTCCATCTTACGCATACCCCTACCCAAACTTTGTTTGATTAGAACCTCACTCTTATATGATTCAACCAGAAATATATTATGCAGATTGTTGATAGAAATACCAGTTGAGAATGTTCCATAGGTTGCTATAAGAACTTTATTTTCACCAGAGCTCATTCTAGTTTTATATTCCTCTCTTAGTGCTTCGTTTGTTCCACCCTCGACATAAAAAACCTCCTTATCCGAGTTTTTCTCTCTTAATAAATTCCATATCTGCTTACCATATTCGTCTTTAACAGATTGGAACAATACCAGTGAATTCTTGGAACTCTTGCTGATAAAATCAACTATATAATTAAGTCTTTTTCTACTCTCTATAACTAGCTTCCTCTCTATATTATAAAACTCATTTCCCTCAATTTTTTTATCCGAAAATTTATTGGAATTATTAAGCTTTATATCCGCAAGTTTCTGTTTATATTCATCATCAAGCCAATCCATAATAACAACTTTTATAGAAACCGGGGTCGCATAATTATTATCGAAAAGATAGCTAGGAGGTATTTCGACAACCAATGGGCCCAGAAACTGCTGTATTGTCATATAATCAGCTGTTCCTTTCTTTGTTAATGTTCCAGTTAGACCAAATCTCCATTTAGAGTGCATACAATTTGCAACTATTTTCTTGATGGACATTGAGTTCGTATGGTGTGCTTCATCGACAAAAACAACATCAACATCAGCAAAAAATTCTGGCTCCTTCTTCACTAATGATTGGAATGTACCCATAATGACATCACATCCTTCCCTAAGCTTACTTCCACCTCCGATTTGTTGTATTTTAACACCTAGTTTTTCTATACCGTAATCCTCAAAATCATCGCTTCCCTGAAAAACTAGATTATTATTGGGAACTATCATCATATATTTTTTAATAAGTCCCTTGGATTTAAGATAAGCAAATATCATAAATGATATTAATGTCTTACCCGATGAAGTGGCTACTTCCGAAATTGAGTATCTATATCTTATAATTTTCCAAGCTGTCTCTATTTGATAATCTCTAGGCTTCTTATCAGGATCTCCGCCTATACCATCCTCAAAAAATTCATTCACCCATGTAGTAAAATCCTCTAGTGTTATGTCCCTTATAATAATCTCCTCTATGCCTTTTATTTGCATATCGATTTTATACTTCTCACCTATCTCAAGAACCTCTCTCCATAATCCAATAGGAACCTTCCACATATTTCCTTTCTTCTCTATAAAGCATATGTTACCATCCCATATCTTTTTCTTAACCAATGGATGGAAATAGAAGTTATGGATCTTTTGAGTTAGTGATATATCTAATTGTTTTTTCTCGACCTCGTCCAGGGATTCAATTAATATCATCCATTGTTGGTCTTCTGAAACTTGAAATTTTAACATATAAATTAGTTATTTCTATTTCACCGTAGACCCTCTTAAGTAGTCTTCCAGTGATATTCTGCTTTTCACCCCGTATAGCATGTGATCGGTGGTTTGTATTGTTTGGTCTATGAATTTTCTATGTCCTTCAACTAATTCTATCTTTTCTGATATCTCGCTTAAATCTCCCTCGATCAGAACTGTTTTCTCATTAGATCCGTATCTAACATCACTCCTTTCAGAATAATCCTTCATCTTTCTGGATTTTTCAGTTCTGTATTTAGAATTAAGCTTGGATACAATGGATGCCAGTTTATAACTATATTCAAGTAATACCTGTCTCTGACTAAATAGATCAACCTGAGCCTTAGCTAGGGTCTGTATATCCTTCATTTGTATTGCTATTATCTGGATCTTTTCTCTCCATTCGTTCCTCTCGGTTTCGAAGATTTTATTAAAGTCGCTTTTTTGCTCTGTAGACATATTAGAATAGATTTGTTTTTGTTTTTTGTTTTTTCTTGCCCGATAAATCAACAACTCTTACGTTTTTTGATATTTCGTTTTTACCTTCAGTTTTAGGATCCGATATTTTAGGTTCAGAAAATTCAGTATTCACACCATATAGATCAGACTCTATTACCTTTATAGGAAATTTTATCTTGCTAGACGATCTTCGGGTAACCTCTTTTTCCCAATCATCTGTGAGATCTATATGTATATTAGAATTATCCATTTATAAAATATCCAAGATCTAAAATGTCATTGGTAAAATAGTTATCAAGTCTTTTAATTTTCTTGCCAGTGGTTCTTAAATGTATAACCAAATCATTAAGATCCCATTTTTTATTTTTGTTTATATTATTCTCTTCCAGAAATTTACCCCAGTTAAAAACTGTGTGTCCCTTGCTTAATAGATCCATTGTTCTTTCTATACCAGCTTTATCCCAGTCATACCAATATCTGACATTGTCAACCTCAAACGGAAATTTATTTTCCAGAGAACATAATCCAACTGAATTGTTCCAAAAGAATGAATCCATCGGGCCTTCAAATACAGTTATATCCGAAGAAAAATCTAAATTACCTATCCCAAAAACATGTGATATAGGATCAACGGCTCTTACCCTATCTATGAAATCCTGATCTTTTACCTTAAGTAATTTCTCATATATTCCGCTTAGCTTATAAGTAAGATATTTAGCTGAACCCTTAATAGAATTCATATTTCTAACTTGGAGGCCTAGTATTTTATCGTCTGGTGTTAAATTAAAGAGGAAAAGCCTCTCGTATTTACTATCCCAAGCAAACTTTTTATCTAGCTTCTGATGTCTCCTTGTAACATATCTTTGTATATTGGATCCATATACCTCAACTAATCCTAGTTTAGACATAAAAGTTTCCCTCGAAATTAACAGGTCAGTAATATCATTATCAAAGAAATAGCTTATATCAACCTTACCATATACTGTTCTTCTAGTTCCTCTAACTTCCTCCAGTACACTTCTTATTTCCTCCCTTTCCGTACCGTTTAATTTGCTATGGACTGAAAAATCCTTGAAGAAGCTAATTGCATCCTTGAATATACCGCATCCTCCATTATAGCATTTATATCCGAGAGTATCTAAATAGAAGTTTCCTCTTTTTTTCTTAGAGTCGTGAGAATCGCCACAATATGGGCAAGAGAAATTAAGTCGGTTACCTCCCTTATAAACTATTTGTTTATTAGGATCACCGGCAAATTCCTTTGCTAATACTGATCTTACTAATTCTTCTATTTTTCCTTGTTGCATAATAAAAAGAAGGGAACAACCCAAGAAGGTTGTTCCCTTTTAGTTTTAATTTATTAAAGGTCTGCGTAAAGATCTTCTAATGAAGAGCTACTGTTATTTGCAGGAGCAGAAGATTCAGTTCTTTCTACATGTCCTGCAACTTTTGTCTGCGAAACCTCAGCGTATAAATCACCAGAAGTTGACTCTTGTTCTCTCACTGGAGCCGATTGAGCTGGAGCCGATTGAGCTGGAGCAGTTCTTGCAGGAGATGAAGCAACACTACCAACGATCTCATTAACTAATCTTTGGTCAGGTACGGTATTGCGTATAACGCTCATAACTTTCTCTGTCATATCATCATCCCAGTCCTTGTAATCGAAACTTGATAGATTTTTAGGTCCCTCGTTTAAATAATCAAGGATTTTTGTCATATCTTCTTGAGATTTCTTCATAGAAACTCCATCGATCTTAATTGCATTTTTTTCACCTACAAATGAGCAAAGATCATAGTTGTTCCATTCACCAACTTTTCTAACACTTAATGCGAATTCTCTACCTTCGAAAAGATCGAAAGGATTACAAGAATCTCCATATTCTGGTTTAAGTTGTGCCTCGATCATATCATTCAATTTTTTACCAAATTTGAATATCATGATCTTGCCCTCCAATTCAGGCTTATTCTTATCCTGAACGATTTGAACTAACGAATAGAAATCCTCTTTTCTTGAGAAGCTCTTAGCTAATTCTTGATCTGCAGCAGAATGCGAATTCTTTAGCTTCCAGAACATATCTTTAAGAATTGATTTCTTACCAACAGTTGATGGACAATCAGCTGAAAATCCGTCTCCTGATACTGGATCATTCAAATACACATAATATTTGTGAACCTTAGATACTGCTGGATCTGCTGGATTAGGTACAAACCTAATTAAAGATTTATAAACACCATCCTTACCGTTTTCAGGATATGGTTTATAGAATTCTGAATCTTTTGATTCTACTGCGTTTGCTTTCGTTACGAACGCCTCTGCGTCCAAATTGAAAATGTCTAAATTACTCATAATTTTTCTTTTAATTTTAAATTTTACTTTTTTGTTTGCTTTTTGTTTCTTTTTATTGATTTTATTTCATTCCCAATTGGCGCTCTATCATATCAATCAGGGAATGTATTATTTTGATATGTAGTTCTTGCGTACGGTCCGCATATTTATTTACTGGTGTTAGTATGGTGTTATCGATAAGGTGGCTAAAAAGCAGTCTTACGTCGCTTTCCGGACGGTCTGAGGTGAGTATAACAACCTTCATTCCTTTTCTTTTGGCAGTAACTATTGCACGAGTGATATTATCAGAATTTCCTGAAGTCGTTATTCCGAAAAATACATCTCCATCGTTTCCAATAGCATCAAGATATCTAGAAAAAATCTGGTCAAATCCATAATCGTTACCAACACAAGTTATGTGGCTAGGGTCAGATATAGAAACAGCAGCTAAAGCTTCTCTGTTATCACGATATCTTCCACTAAGCTCCTCTGCAAAATGCATAGCATCGCACATAGACCCGCCATTTCCTGCAGAAATTATTTTATTACCGTTACTTAATGATGTGATGATTGTTTCGGCTGCCTCTGTTACGGAGTTTAGATACTCGTCGTTATTAATGAAGTCATTTAGAATGCTAGAGGCTTCCTGTAGATGTGTTTTTAATATTTCCTTTAATTCCATAAAATTCTTTTAATTCTTCCTTTAAATACAAATTAATCCAAGTTGCGTCAACAATATCGTCGATTGGTTTATTAACAACCTTTTTACCAGTTATCCATTCCTCCTTATTGCTTTCTAGTATTCTAGAGAAGATAAATAAATTTGTTTCATCTTCAATATAATTACATAACGCATGATAAAGTTCATCCTTCTTAGCATTTCCCTTTACCGCATATTTTTTAATCGATGTTGGTGAGAATACATGAAAGTTATCAACGCCAATATCATTAATTATTCTTTCTCTTAATAGTGCGGTTGCCATTGAGATATCAATTAGCGAATTACCATTAGAAGAAAAACTTAAACCCTCCATCGCAACATGGAATGGCTTATCACCCATTATAGATATTATTGATTTCCATAAGGTATCAACTATATCAAGGAAATAGGTTATTTTAATTCTTTCCCTCACTGAATAGTTCTCAGGGAGATCTTTTTTATCCAAAAATATCAACTCAAAATCATCCTCACAACTTAATATGTGATATGGTTTCTTGGTGTTCTTGGAGAGTGATTCCTCGCTTCTGTCCGATCTTGTTATAGATCCCCAGGTATATTTACCATCAACTAGGCAACAGAAAGCGGGGGAGTTTATAGAAAAGTCTATTCCGACTAAATTCATATAATTATATACTAGGAGCGATCTTTTGTCCAGTACTTCCAGTATAATTATAAACTTTAGAAAGTTTATCGAAACACTTTTTCATCTGATCCTCTGTTAAACAATCAACAATATCATTTAAAACTCTCTGGTCATTTCCAGAAGCTGCAACTAATAAGTTCTTCATGTGGTCCTTTTCACTATAAAGTGGTTGACCGTATTTCATTTCGTTAATCTTTTTTAGATCTGTGAATGTCTTCATATCTTGTTTTTATTTATGTATATATCTTATTTCGATTCGAAAACTATATCTATAAAGTTAGCTTTGAATCCAACATTAAAGCTTGCATCTTGTGCAGCATTTGATGTATAGTTTAATTCGAACTCAGAAAATGAGGTAAGTGTAACTTCCTTAAAAGTAACGGATACCACTATATTTCCCTCGCTATCCATGATTCTTATTGGTAAATTCTGTATAAATATTTGTTCATTGGCAAAATTTAAAAAATGCAGAATTGTGTCCATCATTATAAAATAATTAATAAACCCATCAACTAACCTAAACTGAACACTAAAATCCTTAGAAAATAGCTCCTGTACGGGGGTTGAACTCTTGTATGTTATTTTTTTACCTAATGGTCTAACTTGTTCAACCGAATCGATTGACATACCAGGAAATCCTATTGATTGTATTGTACTATTCACATAGTTTTGTATAGTGTCATAAGGAACCGGTTGTTTCTTTATATAGGGAAGATACTTGTTAATAACCTTCTCCGGAAAGAATCCCTTTGGGAACACGAAATAAAAACTGTTCTGCTTTGAATTTAATATCATTTCTGGTCTATATTTTTATTATTGTACAGAGATCGAAGAAATGCTAGCAGGTGAAAGTATACCATTAGCAGCCTTAACAAAATCAGACTTGGTTAGATTAGGATATTTAATATATCCAGGTTTACCCGGATTTAAGAAATATTGCATTATTGTCGAATCAGCCCAACCTATAGCTTTATATCCTGCCATTTCAGCGCTTAGTGCGGAGATAAGAGTATTACCTTTCAATGACTGAGATGTATTCGTTCCAGGAGAGGTTAAAAGTGAAGCTTGTCCCGATGTAAATGATAAAGGAGGTATAGATTTAACTATTGATATAGCAGGAGCCAATGTACCTATTATACCAGTTCCACTTCCGGATGTTGTTATAACAGGAGCAGGAGCAGCAGTTGCACCTGTTACAAAGTCCTCCTCGCCGTCTTTTTTCCAATATCCCCAATACATAACTGAGCTTGTGTTACCAACAGTGCTAGCCAGTGTAGATCCAGTAATGCTCACACTATTACCCACACTTGCTATTGATTGGTTCTCTGCTCTTCTTGTAGCAACTACGCTCTCTATTCTCTTCTCAAGAACGTTATCACTTACCCCGGAAGCAACCCTTATGGTTTCACTTCCGGAAACTGATCCTGATGCTGGGTTTATGGTTGTGCCGTTAGTAATAAAAAATCTCCTGTCAGTCACTTGCAATATCTGCATAGATATTGACTCGTCTATTTTAAATGCTAATTCACCAGATAATGGATTAGCTACACCCCTATCGTCCAATGACGGTATCTGTATTTTATTACCCTTTGGATTAACAAAGGATAAATTAAATTTACCTGAGCTACTAAGATCTATTGCAACCGGATCTCCGGATGGACCACTTTTAATAAACTTAAATTTATAGAAATTATCAAAAGGTGATATTGCTATAGTTAGTTTTCCCGTACCATACGCTGTACTATTTCCCGCTCCGTCAATATTACTCAAAGTATTATCAACGAAATTTAGATTATTTATAGTTGCAGTAACATAATTTTGATCTATAAAAACATTACTATATTTAACTATTTCTCTTATCTTTCCCTGATTATTGTTACCCAGCTTAATGTCAGCCTGTGAATAAATCCTATTATAAATCTTCTGAACCTGCGGGAAGTTGCTAAGTGATATCGGTGTTATATTAGTTCCCCATTGAGAAGGATTAGATGATGTATATGTTGATATTCTTATAGTTCTATTTTGATTAACATTATTAACTAATGACATAGTATATCTTAGTGTAAAACTAGCAGCAACACCAGCATTTCTAACTATTGGTCTATAATAATTAGGCAGATCGTATGCGGTAGTTTGTATTGATTGAAACTGCGAAGTCTGTATAAAAGCAGCCCCAATTTGTTCAAGAACCTCTATTTCATGACTTATATAATATGAATTACCGATCGAATTCTGAAAGAGAATAAAGTCCTCTATAAATCCTTCGTTATCTGTTGCATAATATTCAAAGAATTGCCCCTGATCTGATTCTTTTATGGTTGCTCCTATGTTAGAGAATGGATCCTCTTGTTCTAGTGACAAAGTAGATATCAGGGAAGAATTATACCTCTGATATCCATTGAAATCAACAGTATTCTGAACTTGCCAAGCACTTATTCTGATAGGAGAGCCGTATATAAATCCCTCGCCACTGGAACTTATTAAAGATGCAAGGGTCTGAGGTTTAAAAACATTAGATGCAGTTAAATACTTATCCCCCATATCTTTTAAATTCGGTATTTTTATTTCAAAATACTTATCATAGATATTAGAACCTATAGTAACTGGGCTTGGATTTAGATAATAATCCTGCTCAGTCCCTTTTTTTATTAGAATCTGTGAAACGGTAACAAATTCAAGATTCTGATCCTGATATTCTATTCCCATTATGATACCATCTATATTATTTAGATTATATCCCGCTCTAATGTGATATCTAACAGTGTCATAGATAACCTGTATATTCGAAGGAAATGTTATAGGTAGATCAATGGTATTAGTTAAATCGTCGCTATAGTCATTAAAGGGTATAATTAGATTTGAATCTAGAGTAACAAATGAGCTCTCGCCTATTCTCACCACACTATTCTCGGTGGTATTATGTGTTATTGAATAGTCGGATTCGCTATTAAATATCTGTACGTTATTATTCATGTAACCATTTACCAACTTGTCGTACCCCACAGTAACAGGTCCGTTATTAACAAAATATGTCTCCGGGGTTGGTTCATCAGCGTACATATACTCCATCAGGAGATATGGTGTTATCTGAACAAATTTAGATGTAGTTGTAAATGCCATTTTTTATATTATTTTCCGAATTGTAAAAACTTAGGTGAATATTGTAAACCGATACCTATATAAAATCCAGGAGTTATTCCCGAATTTGATCCAGAAAGTCCGTATCCCAATTGGGCACCAAATCCAAATTCCTTTCTAGCAGCTTTTAAAGCTTTTCTAGTATCTGGACTATCTGTTATGTCGAATGAATTTATATCATTGAAAGTAAGACCTGGATATGTTGTGCTAACTCTCGTCATCATTCTTTTAGTTTTTGGATCTCTATAGATTCCGGTTGTTATATCTATATTCTGCTCCATTATTAATGAAGTAAGACCTGGTATAACGGATGCTATGTACTTGGTAGAATCTGTTGGATCCACACGTATTTCAACAACATATGGTGTCTTACCATCAATTTTTAATTTATTATTTCCGGGCATTTGTGGATTATGTACAAATGTTATTGATTCATCCCCGTTTGGGTCCTTTACGATTGTTGATTGAACGTTAATACTATCTCTAATCTCGGCTATCATATTAATTACTGAGTTTGGAGTATTACCCCTTCCGCTTGATTTAAGACCTAACTGCTCAATCAGATTTCTTTGTTCCTCTGAAAGCTCCGATGCTTTTAATTCATATGTTGCTTTCTCCTGTATTAAATGACCCATGTCATTCTTAATTGTTCTCACACTATCCAGAGATGCCAGATAATTATTATGCTCCCTCAGTGCTTCAGCTTTAGCATTATCTGCCTCACCACATTGTCTAAGTAACAATAGAACCAATATAACTAGCATAGCTAGCATAAAAAATCTGCTGGTAACTATATTACCAACTTTTGAAATCGTCTCCTTATTAAAGTACTTCATTTACTAATTCTTCTTTTTTCCATGCCAAATTAACAGCGTCTAATGAGCCTTCTCCGTATTTTGCAGATAAGTTATTGGTAAATGTTGATTCTCTTTCCCTACATTCATTCAATCTTGATATTAGTTCGGAAGATAGCTCCTCCAATCTTTTAATTTCTTTTTCAACTACAACAATTTCATGGTGTATTGATACGAAATCCCTGGATAGATCAAGTATTTCATTTTTTTCATCAGATGTTAAATTTTTCATATAGTTTTATTTTTATTTTTTATTATTCAGCTGCCGAGATTGATTGTACTATTTTATTATGTGATATGATACTATCAATAACATATGTATGTGCATCCTCGATCTCTATCTTTAGTACCTCCCCATTTCCAATAGCATATACCGATTCAAGTATTGAAGTTCCGTTCATTGTTTTTATTTCGCTTCCTATCTCAATTTCACTAACAGAAACATAATCACCAGAGCTTAATAAAAATTTATGCGTATCGGAAACGGTTAATATTTTTCCTCCTATATTTACAGAAACTATAGGCTGTATCGTAGTTTCTATATATGAAACTTTATAATAACCCCATTCGTTACTAATTTCATGTATAGTATATATTTCATTTCCGATTTCAAGATCACCAGCTAATATACTTAATTCAGGGCTTATCATAATAGGCATATTAGGGGTTGGACATCCTCCACCTCCTCCACCACCAACAGGTGCGGATCCACCACCACTCGTAGGAACGGTACCACCTACAGGTCCACTAGAAGGTGGAGGCGTTTCTCCTACTGAATATAAATTAGTTAAATCTAAATGGCCTCCTCTACCGTCACATGTCTTCCAGAATATTCTTGTATTACCATTGTTTGCATTAGCATATGCTATCCAATTAAGATCAACATATTGGCATGACGTAGATGCAAAGGGAACATATGTTTTTACCACCGTACCTATGCTAGAAACAAATTGGTTAAAATCAATAATGAGGCCAAGTATATTTCTGCCTCCCGGATCGGTATCCCTATTATCCAACATTACTCTAAATGTCCTTGATCTATTATAAGAATACACCGGATACATATTTTGAGTATAATTCGAGGGAACATATAAATACACTCCACCGGTTCTAGTATACGAAAGTGGAGTAACCACCACAACATCAGATTCCCAGAAGGAAAGATTTCTTAAATCAAAAACATTTCCTAGATTGGCGGTTGCAACAGAATTATACAATTTAACATTCGTCTCAGCTATCGTATTTTGCGATATTTGTTGAAGCCTCTTTACATTATATGAATAAGGTCCAGCGGTTCCCCCTGTAGCTCCACCGGTTGAGCCGAATATCGTTTGCGCAAAATTACCGCTCGAAACTGTTCCTCTAGGCTTAGCTGAAAGAATACTACCTCCACCTATTCCGGTAAATTCGAATATTGAATTATTTAAACTTCCTACCTCCAGCTCAATATTGGTTCCAGGGAATGTCGTGGTTGGTGTATTATTTAATAGATAAGATCCAGTTGCAGCAGATATTACAATTGAGCCAAGATGATCATAAGCTATTTGATTAAAAACTAAATTGGAGGAATTGACATTAAAGAATGTACCAGCACCAATCGTATTATTCGATGATATGTTAAAATCACCTACACCAGATAAGCTATAATTTAGGGAGGTTGAATTTACTCTATTTCCAGACATACTTAATCTTGCACCCGCAGTATTTATTGAGGTGCTAAGTAATGAGGTTATTCTAAATATGCCTCCGGATCTAAACTCAAGATCTCCAAGAACTCCGGTATTTTTCCAATAAAACGAAGGAGTCAAATTCGATATAGAACCAGATTTAGCAAATCCCATTATGGGTGATGATGTCTGATCGTTCGTAGAAATTAGAACCTTGGAGTTATTCGGATTTATATCAGATATTGGCATATCAGAATCACTTATAACTAGATTGGTGTACGCTGCCGATGCACCAACATTATTTAAGCCTATCACATATTTATCAGTGACTCCGGCTGGTCCCTTTATAAACTCATACGATTTAAAATATGATGAGCTGAAAAGTCTATATCCGGTGTCTATCCATGAAGCAGTTGGTCCCTTTTGATTAACTACACCATCTGCGGTATTTGAATTTATCCATAGATCATATTCTTGGCTTCCCACGGGTTGGGACGATTGGCTATACCATTTTGTTGCTCTATTTCCAGCAACACCTCTAACTCCTTTAAATCCAGCAGGCCCATATATACCGGTAGCTCCCTTGATACCCTGATGACCATTAGGTCCTACACCAAATGAAACTATCTGATCGAAGTTATAATTGATCTTAGCTAAGGCTTCACTTTTGGAATCACCCTGGAAAATATATTTATTATTAAAGTGCATATTTAGACTGTTGCGTTATATGTTGTTAGTACACCACATCGGTTTGTTGTTAAACCACCTCCCCATGCTGAATAATATACTTTGAACCATCTCCTCGTACCTGCAGTTGATCCAGTTCCTTGAATATTAACTATCGTTATATCTATGGTCGATGCACCAACATCATTTACTGCTGATAAATCGACGTAGGAATAATTGGGCAATGCTGCATTATTGGGTGCTAGTGATTGATCATTTGAAGTGTTTAATCCAATAAATCTAAAATTATCGGAGCTAGAAATACCGGAGTTATTACTATGTACTCTAAAGTTTATAGCTTCACGATTATCCAATAATTTGAGCCATCCGCCATTTCCACCAGGTGCACCACCAGTGGCGGGAGTCCATAAACATAGGCCTCTCTGATTTGCGGTCGATGTTGGTTTTGTTACCACAAGATCCATCCCATTATTTGCCCACACATAATTACCATTTGCCGTTAGCGAAATTGATGGAAGAGCAGTAACCCAATCTATTGTGGTACCTGAAATTACTGATGTTGTTGTTGCAGTTACTGATTGTGAATTCTGTATCGAATTTACCCTCTTATTAAAATAAAATAATCCGGATCCATCTATATAATTTATAATTGAGCCGGATTGAGTGCTTCTCAAAAGATTTATTGCATTTGATCCCGTCGAGTTGTAAACATATCTAATATTTCCAGTATTGGCCGACAGTGAGGTTAGACTCATTGTCGGTATAACAGTTCCATTCGGTGTTGCTGAATATATTGGGGTTTTTAACGAAAATAATCCTCCTGCAAAAGTTATATTGCTGGTTGAAAATATAGCCGAACCTGTCGAAAAATTAAACGTGATCCTTGATGTTGCATTTATACCGAATGGCAAAGTACTCGGTGTTGATATATTAAGACCCGTTGAATTCAGGTTAACCCCCGACGAGGTAGAGGAAATGTATAGATCTGAGGAAGTGTTTATGTCAAATCTATATCCACTAAGAAAGCTAAGTCCATAGTTTGCTCCCACTGCTGTTGCACCCTGAGTCCAATAAAATCTAGGTGTCTTTTGGGTAAATGTTAAATCCGATGAATATTCGTGCTTACTAAACTCCAATATATTTTTATTCGGATTTGATCCGTCGGTTGATATAACAAATTTACTATATTGTGGATTTGATATGATATTTGGAGAGATTGCACTCGTACCACTCGCTAATTGAACGTCACTGATTACCGTGGTATAATTTAAAGGTATGGATGATGATATGTAATATCCTTTTTTTGTGCTATTACCCGAGGATGTTGTTACTGGTTCATCTACATAGAACAGGTCTCTAGATCTTACATTTATACCGCTCAATGCCCATGAATTCCCATTAAATTCATATATGTTATTAAATTCATCGGTATTCATCCAATAATCGGAAGTAAATACATTGCTGCCTTGAGGTTGGGTTGGTCCAATATTCCATATACTACCTCTTTGTCCTATGTCGCCATAGGATCCAATTGGTCCGGTAGCTCCTTTATTACCATCGGGACCAGGTTTACCCATTTTCCCGTAAGGTCCACCACCAAAATCAATTATACCACTAAAATTATAATTAATTTTATCGATTATATTATTCTGAGAATCCCCTTCTTCTATTCTAAGTAATTGTAACTCTGTCATATTATTAAATGGTAATTACACTATATATCAAATAGTAAAAGATCCTCCAGATCCTCCATTTATCCCATATGATCTATAAAAAACCGTTGTATTATCCCCGGTAACACCTCTCGCTATAGTGAGATCCAATGATGATGCTATATCCGAAAGCGTGACCCTATTTGTTACGTTACCCGAGGTAGTTCCTGCTCCAATAAATGTTATACCATTACTGGGAAAAGACACTGAATTAGGACTAATAAGGATGTTTATATCTATAGATTCACCTCTATCAATACCACCGGTAGTACCCAGCGAATAGTCGGATCCTGTATAGATACCGATTCCTATGAATCCACTCGTTGGCACAACGGGATTTATTACCATGGTATTACCATCCTGAAGAACAGATGAATCTATCGGTGTACCAGTTCTTGTTATCATATACCAATTGGTATTTGCGGTGTATGGTGATGTTATAGTGCTGGTTGCACCTGGTGTGGTATTAGTGTAAGATATACCTGTCTCGGTTTTCTTAGTTCTAATTTTACCTCTAGTATCTATAAAGAAATCTCTCTGACCACCATTTGATGACTCCAAACTAATATTATAAACATTATTGGATAATGTAGAAAAGGTGTCACCTGATCTGGTAGTTCTTAGAGCTGGAGCGGTTCCACCGCTATATAAATAAGTACTATAAACTCCATCAGGTAAACTAGGATTTAATTGAACAGGTGCGGATATTGATGATGTTCCTCCAGTAATACTTATGTTTGTACTTAGTATGCTAAATTGCCCACTTGGAGCATTTATCTCAAATCCACCCGTTGAATATATTCCTGATCCTGAAGTAGTACCATAATTAAATTCTATATTTCCCGGTGAATTCATTATAAATTCATTAAATCTTATATCAGATCCTCCTGATGCTCCTATAAAAAATGCTCCTCCTGGTATTTCTAATACTATACCATTGTCTGTTGGCGTAAAATTATTCCATCTAAATATCGGATGTTGAGAATAGTCGGATATATCACCATTCTCAATATCCGTTTTTGAAAATTCCAGAATAGGTGAATCATTTACTGTGGTATCGGTCGATAGTAAAAATTTGGATAAATTTTGATTAAGAACCCCAGATCCCGGTGTTTTATCTGCTATTATAACTAGATAATCCGAGGGAACCGTCTGGTTTAGAGCTATCGCAGAACCGGTAATACCAGTTGAAAATATGGATTCAGAATTTTTAAATATGGAATCACCGTCAGATAAACTATATCCGGTAGGCTCCCATCCGGATGAAGTAAATACACTGATGATACCAGAATCTCTATTAACCCAATAGTCTCCCTGTATAACGGTATCACCGGATCCAGCTGGTTGTGAAATATCTATAAACCATCTATTACCTCTTACCCCAGAATTTCCAGTAGGTCCAGGCTTACCTCTATCGCCAATAGCGCCATCAGCACCAGTAGGTCCGGGTCTACCCTGAGATCCACCATGTATTTCGATGATCTCATCAAAATTGAGATTTACTTTATCGAACATTTCCGATTGTGAGTCAGAATATTCTAATGATTGTATATTTATATTTGGCATAATTAAATTTTAATAATTCCTAGGTTAAATAAGAGCGA